ATCGAACGGGCGGACATACGGTCAACGCCGGAAACCAAGGCCAAGCGGGGCAGGAATGCAAAGCTATAACCGCAAGACCGTTGTCACGATCACGCCGCAGGAAAGCAGCATTCCGCCGCTTGGCTTGGCAGTCACCCTTGATGACATCAAGGCGTATCTGGTGATCGACGGCAACGATGACGATACCATGCTTTCGGCGTTCATCGAAGCGGCCCAGGACGCGATCAAGCGGTATACCAGGCGCGGGGTGATGACCGAAGTGGTAGAGCTTCGCATGGATGGCTTCCCCAGCTATGATGACGACGCGCTTCTTGCCTTGGGGCCTGGCGTTCACACAGGACACCGCGCATCCATCCTGGGGGGCGGTTCGGAGTTTGACCTGCCCTATGCGCCGGTCCAATCGTTTACCAGCATCACGACCTTCAACCGGCAGAACGTGGGGGAAGTTCTTTCGACCGATGCCTATCGCGTGGACCTGTATGGTGGGAGGGTATATCTGAACGAGGGCTATAGCTGGCCTTCCAATCTTCGGGACCGTGACGCGGTGCGGGCGCGCTATGTGATCGGCCACGAACGGGCGGATATTCCGGCGGTCTTTGTGCAGGCGATCAAGCAGCATGTGGCGGTGATGTATGAGTGCCGGGACGCCTGCGAGATGCCTGCGGGGTGCAAGGCCTTGCTTGCCGGGTATCGGCGCTTCGATGACATGGGTTTCTCATGAAGTGCTCCGAGTATGACGCCGGTATGCTGCGAACTCCTGTCAAGATCCAGCGGCGGGTGCGCACGTCTGACGGGGCCGGTGGCTGGTCTGAGGTATGGACGACCGTCCGCGCCACGAAGGCCTACATCAAGGGCCTGTCGGGCTATGAGCGGATGACCAGCGACCGGCTCAACGCGGAAACCAAGGACCGGGCGGTGATCCGGTATTGGGCCGGGCTGTTGCCGTCTGACCGGATGGTGATTGATGGGCGGGCGCATAACATCACCTACATCAACGATGTCGAGCGCAAGAGGCGGTGGATGGTCATTGATCTTTCGGGCGGGGTGGCGACGTGATCCTGAGCGCGGACACCAAGCCCATGCGGCAATCGCTGGAAGCCCTTAACGCGGCGTTCAATAGCTGGTCTCCATCGGTCAAGCATGGATTCATGCTGCGCTATCGTGCATTGACACAGGCCGGGGCGGAATGGTCTGAGGTCACGCGGGATGGTGACACAATGCGCGCGGATGTGAGCGACGACCTGCGGCGGCTTTGCGCCGAGTTCGGGGTGGTGCTATGACCGCCCATCTGACATTGACCGGGGTTGACGGGGTGCAGGAAGCCTTGCGCAGGTTCGGGGCTGAGGCCGAGCGCGAGATTGAAAAGGCGGTGACGGCAACCGCGTTTCAGGTGGATGCCGAAATCAAGCGGTCAATCCAGCGCGGGCCAAAGACGGGGCGCACCTATAGGCGGGGCACGACAAGCCATCAGGCATCCGCGCCAGGCGAAGCCCCGGCAACAGATCGAGGCGCGCTTGTGTCAAGCATCACCTTTCGCAAGGTCACGCCTTTGACTTCGCAGGTTGAAAGCCGGTTGGATTATGCGACCTATCTTGAGTTCGGGACGCAGAACATTGCCGCGCGCCCGGCTTGGCTACCTGCCATTGAAAAGGCGCAACCGGACTTCGCGCGCCGGGTAGCGGACGCAATCAGGAGGGCCGCGCCATGAGGTTTGCAGCCCTGCAACAGGCGATCTTCAACCGGCTCAACAATTCGGCGGTGACTTCGCTCCTGTCCAGCGCATATCCCGGCCCGGCAATCTTTACGGACGTTCCCCAGCCGGTAGACGGGGGCGATATCAGCCTCTTTCCCTACATCACCTATGGCGTCTCGACCGTCGCGCCTTTCGACACAGACGATCAGCCGGGCGGGTCTGCCGTGGTGCAGGTGGATGTATGGTTTCGCGGGACTTCCGATCTGGCAATGAATGCAATCGGCGATGCTGTGGATTTGCGTTTGCGGCGACAACCGTTGTCAATTGCGGGGACAACGCACATCACGACGGAACTGGTCAGCGCGACAAAAACGGATGACCCTGACGGCATGACAAAGCGCATCATGCTATTGTTCCGGGTTCTATACTTGGACTAGGGCTTGTGCTATCTTCGCGGCAAGGGGTGACATATGGGCTATTCGGGCAGAGATTTGCGGATCAGCCGGGACGGGGTTCCGGTCGCGGGGGCACGGTCTGACAACCTGACCCTCAACGGCGAGGCCGTGGATATCACCGACAAGGATAGCGCGGGCTGGCGGACCTTGCTTTCCGGCTTTGGGGTGAAGTCGGTTTCGGGCGAGGTTGCGGGCGTTCTGAAGAACGGGGCCTTGGCTGGAGATATCATCGCCGGTGACAGCCCGATGAAAAGCCATACGGTTCAGGTCGCGGATTTGGCGGTTCTGTTCGGTGACTTCAAGCTGGTGTCCTATGTGCCGACCGGATCTCATGACGGGGCGGTCGAGTTCACGGCGACGCTGGAGAGTTCCGGCGCTGTTGCCATCCTGATCAACACGGTTACGCCTGCGGTTACGGGGACGGTGCAGGTCGGGCAAACATTGACCACGACCAACGGAAATTGGTTGGGAAGCCCATCATTCGCTCGCCAATGGCAATTCAACAATGGCACCGGCTGGGCGAACATCACCGGCGCGACCAATCTGACCTACCTCATCGATGGGGCCTATCTGGGCAACAACATTCGGTGCAGGATCACCGCAACCACGGCCTATGGGTCTGTGATTGCCTATAGCAACGTAGTCGGGCCGGTTGCGCCCTAAAGGAGACTGACATGGCGGCTGCAAGCGGACGCGAGATTTACGTGAGCAAGGGCATGACGCGCTTGCTTGGCGGGCGGGCGAAAACCCTGACCCTGAACGGCGAGGCCGTGGATATCACCAACGACGACAGCGCGGGCTGGCGCGAGCATCTCGCCGCCTTCGGCGTGAAATCAGTCGATATCGAGGTCGAGGGCGTCTTGAAAGATGGCGTCCTTGTGGCGGCATGGTTCGCGGATGACCTGGCGGCATATACTGTCACAGTCACCGGGATCGGCACCTTCACCGGCCAGTTCAAGCTGACCAGTGTCCCGCTGACCGGCTCGCATGACGGATCGATCAACTACACCGGAACGCTGCAATCCAGCGGCGCAATCACGTTCACCCCGTCATGAGCATCTTTCGCGATATCAGCATTCCTTTCGGAGGTCGTGACTATGTGGTCACGCCTTCGGTCAAACTCATGCGCATGATCGAGGCCAAGGGGCGGCGCGATGACCCGTCATTCAACCTGGCCATGTCGGTCTACCGAATGACGGTCGGGGACGTGTCGCACGGGGAAATTGCATTCATCCTGTCGGAGATGCTGAACGCCCACGGGGCCAAGGTGACGGCGGACGAAGTGTGGCAATACCTGATCGGGCTGGGAGTTTCTGACCTTCAGGAGACGATTGCATCAATCGCTGAGTGTTTCCTCGCTCCTGAGCCGAAGGGAAAAAAGCAAGAGCCGCCGGAGACCCCGGAGACCTGAGCGACGTTCGGTTTGACTGGGACATGTTCTATCTGGCGGCGCGACGTTTGGGAATACAGCCGGGGGAATTCTGGGACATGACCCTGCCGGAGTTCTTCGCAGAGGTCACGGCGCAGGAACGAGGGACAACCGGGCCGGCCCTCACGGACGAGGAACGGGACCGATACAAGAGATGGCTTGACGGGGAATAAGCATGGCTCTGCCGCCCATTGTAGCGAAGATCACGGCGGAAACGAGCGGCTTGACCAAGGGGCTTGCCGATGCGAACACGCGCCTTTCGACTTTCGCCAAGGTTGGAGCCGGTGCGGCGGCGGCGGTTGCAGCTGGGCTTGTCGCACTGACCAAGGCCAGCTTGGAAAACATTGACGCGCTGGCCAAGCAGGCGCGGTCCTTGGGTCTTACCACGGCGGCTTTCCAGAAGATGAGCCTCGTCGCCAACGAGGCCGGGGTGGAGACGAGCAAGCTTTCGTCAATGCTTGGTCTGATGCAGCGCAGCATTGTCGAGCTGCAAAGCGGCACGGCAAAGCAGGTCGAGACGTTCAGGGCTTTGGGCCTGAGCATTTCGGAATTGCAGGGCCTTACGCCTGATGAGCAATTTGCCAAGATCGCCGCAAGCCTTGATGGCATCACCGATCCGGCGACAAAAACCGCGCTGGCGATGGAGGTATTCGGTCGGTCTGGCCGTGAAGCCATCAACATGCTTTCCGGCTATTCGGATGCTGCGGCCAATGCGGCGGAGTTTCAGGCGCGGTTCGGGATTGCCGTTTCGCAGGACGTTTCAGACAAGGTGGAAAAGGCCAACGATGCCGTCGGGCGTCTTGGCATGGTTTTCGAGGGCCTTGGAAACAGGCTGGCTGGGGTTGTGGCGGGGCCGATTGAGGCGACCGCCAACGGTCTGATTAAGGTTGCAGATGCGCTATTTGGAACGCGGACCCAGCTGGAGGAATATTTCGGCAGTCTCGAAAAGGCAAAGTCAGTCTTGGGCGAAGATGTCTTTGCCAAGATGATCGGAGACCCTCAGAAAATTGTCGAGGCTGCGGACGCGCTGGACGATGTTTCGGCGGCGGCGGATAGGGCTTCTGGCATAAGCCGGAACCTGGAGCAAGAAATCCGCAGCTTTGCGGCAGGTCTTGAAATGATCGACCAAGTTGCGGCGGCTGATGCCGTTAAGCAGATTGCCGATGAGGTGAAGACACTTCGCGAAAGGTTCGAGAGCGGGGAAATCACCCTAGCTGAATTCACCGAAAAGATGGGCAGCATAAATTCGGTTGCACAAAGCCTTGTAGAAGAACTTGGCCGCGTGAACGGATCGGACATGAGCGCCATCATCGCGCGGATGGGTGCGCTCGGAAGTGCCATTGCAGCGGCGACTGCGGAGGCGATCAAATTGGCATCGTCGCTTCCTGGCGGTGACGTGGGAATGACCGAAGGCACGCCGCTTTCCGGTGACGTGTCGGGGCTTATGCCGCCATCTGTGGAGGGCGTTACGACAAGCCCTCGTCCGCGTGGCGCGCCTGCACTTCTTGGCGAACCTGACAGCGCAGGCGGTGGTCGCAGAGGCGGCGGTGGCGGCGGAGGCGGCGGTGGCGGTCTGAAAGATCAACTGGCGCAACGCCTTGAAACGCTGATCGAGGGACTGCGCACCGAAGCCGAAGTCGTCGCAGACTGGTATGCCGAACAGCAGCAGACGCTAGAGGATGCCCTGGCGGCGAAGATGTTGACGGAACAGGAATACATGGAGGCCCGCGAACGGCTTGAGCAAGAGCATCAGGACCGGCTTTCCAATATCAGGGAGGTTGCCAACAACGCCAACCTGTCGATGGTCCTGGGCGCGGGCGAGGAAATCCTCAACGCCATCGGGCAGACGAACAAGAAAGCCCTGAAGGTGGCGAAGGTATTCGGCGCGGCGCAAGCTCTCATCAGCGCATATCAAGGCGCGGCTGAGGCGCTGAAATTGCCGTTTCCGAAGAACCTTGCCGCCGCTGCAACCGTGCTAGCCAAGGGTATCAGCTTTGTCTCGGCAATCCGTGGCGTGAACGAAAGCGGCGCTGGTGGTGGCGGGCGCGGTGGTGGTGCTGGTGGTGCATCCGCGCCGCAACAGCAGAACGTCCAGACGCTCAACTTTACCGTGCAAAACGACCCATTCGGCTTTGGCGCAAATATCGTCAGGCAAATCGCGACACAACTTAACGAAAACGCCAGAAACGGCGGGACGATCCGCGCAACGGTGGCATCATGACTCTCTCAACCTCTGGATACACGGTTGCAAGCAACATGCCGCTCAATCATGCGCGCATCCTGTGGTCGCCAATCACCGGGACGATCACGGCGGATGGAACCGGCGGCAACCTCGCGGCCAACGACTTCACCAATCAGCGATGGGCGGCGGGAACGCTTGCGGCCAACTGGACGCTGGTCACGGCTGCAAACGCTAATGTTGATACGGTTTTCATCGCGGCGCACAATCTAGGGTCCACCGGGTCAACCGTGCTGGTGCAGACGGCGGCAACGCTCGGCGGGGCCTTCACCACGCGGGCAACCATCGTTCCGACAGATGACAGCGCCATCGCGGTTATGATCAACAATGCCGGGACGCCATACGTCATTCGGGAACTGCGCATCCGCATAACCGGATCATCGCCGGACGTGGCCATCGGCATCATCCGCGCAGGGGTGGCGTTGCAGATGCAACGGCCTGTCTTTGGCGGGGTGCAGCCGATTGGCCTGACGCGGCTTGTGGAAACCCGCCACTCGATCAGCGAAACCGGGCAATGGCTGGGGCGCACGATCCAGCGGCAGGCGCGGTCAACCACGATGGAATGGGCGCATCTTGAGGCGGCTTGGTATCGCGCCAACTTCGAGCCGTTCAGCCTGGCGCTTCCGCAGACGCCTTTCGGGCTGATCCAAAACCCGCTAAGGATGCCGGAAAGCGTGGCGTGGTGCTGGACGGATCAGACGCCGCAACCGACGAACATGGGGATCAGGGATCTGATGAGCGTTTCGCTCACGATGACGGGGCTTCTGGACACATGACCATCACGCGCGAACCCCTTCAAGTTGTCGAGATCGTTCAGCCGCTTTGCAGCCGGACCTTCGGCACGTCGCCGTGCATGGCGACCGGGGAGAAGTGCTGGAACACCGATGCAACCTGCAAGTTCATCACCGCGCTTGATCTGACCGACGAAGTGGTGATGCGCTTTGTTGCGCCATCAGCCAATCGCTTCCTGCCGCAAGCCGGGGCATTCCAGCCTGGCACGGCTATTCCTTCGCTGATCAGCGTCTCGACCGCGCCAACCGTTCTCAACGTAGCGGCGGGCAATGAGGACATTTCCCCGCTCGGGCTTCGGGCCGTGGCCGAGGTGACGATCAAGGATCATCCTTACAACGACGTGGGCTTTGATCCTTACCTTTCATCGCGGTCCTATGACCCCATGACGCGCGGCAGCTTCTGGACAAAATGGCTTGCCCGTAATCCGTATCACACAGGCTATGTCCTGCGCATCTATGACGGGTTCTTCGGTGATGCCTTGGGCGACATGATCAAGCGCGAATATTCGATTGAAAAGATCGACGCTTCCCGGTCGTCGGTGCGGATCACGGCCAAGGACATTCTGCGGAAGGTGACGGACAACGACATTTCGGCTCCATTCCTGTCGAATGGGGCATTGTCGCTGGACCTGACAATCGACGGCACCAGCTTTCAGGCGGCGGGTGCGGTGCTGGCGGACTACCCGCCAAGCGGCTTTGTGCGGATCAACGGCGAGGTGATCCAATACACCAGCCGGTCACTTGTCAGCGGGAACGTTGAGTTTACCGGGCTAACGCGCGGGGCGCTTGAGACGCAAGCGGCGGCTCACAAGCAATTCGACCGGGTGCAGCGTGTCCTGGCCTATGTGGATGAGCCT